CTACCACTCCCCCCGCCAACCGGGCAAGACCGGCAAAACTACCGTAGAGCACCAACGCTATAAATCCCTGCGTAAAAAACGAGGTCAGTAATGGCACGTGATTTTAAAGTCTCGATGACGCTAGAGGCCAAAGATGATGCCTCTCGCCAGGTTACCCGCACGCTAAAAGAAACCACCGGCCAGGCTGAAAAGGCGGCCAAGGCCATCAAGCGACAGGGGCATGAGCAACAAAAAACGGCCATCGAGGCGGCCGCCGCAGCGAAACAACAAGCTGCCGCCGCAGCGCAGGCTGCCAAAACAAAGTATCGCGGCCAGCCGTTCACAGATGGAAAATGCCCGCCGGCTGATGCGCGCCCGAGAAGCGTTAGGTATCCGGTCTGAACAGTCCATCCAACGTGAAATTGCTCGCACGATTGCCAGCTATAACCGCCTGACCCGCGCTGGCACCTTATCAGCCAGAGAACAGGCTCGCGCCTACCACCAGATGCGGCAACAAGTGGCCGGATTGCGTCAGGAGTTAAAGGGAGTAACGACACTGCAACAGGCTCGTGGTGCGCTCACCAAGGCGGGTGTCATTGCCGGTGGTGCAGCGGCGTTTGGGGCGGCGTTCGTCAACCCGGTACGTAACAGGATGACATACGATGAGCGCCTGACTGCAATGAGTAATGACGCCTTTAATGATAAGAGTCTTCAAGAGCGCCAGGCAGGTAAGCAGCGGCTGGACAAGTTGATCCAGACGAATGTCAAAACCAGTGGCCTCAGCAAAGAGGCGGTGATGGAGGGAGCCGATACCCTATTGAAAAACGGGATGAAAGAAGAGGATGTTACCAACCTGCTTCCCATGGTGACGCGCTATTCTGTCGCTGCCAATGCAGCCCCACAGGATATTGCCAATGTCCTCACCAAAATGAAGGACTTTGGCATTAAGGGGAAAGATATTGAGACGGCTATGAACATGATGATTGCGTCTGGCCAGGCGGGGAACTTTGAAGTTAAGGACATGGCCCGTTATTTACCTACTCAAATGGCATCAGGGGCGAGTGCCGGTTTTTACGGTCTGGAAGGATTAAAAACCATTCTGGCGCTGAATCAGGTAGCGGTCAAAACGGCAGGGAATAATGATGAGGCCGGTAATAACGTCAATAACCTGATAGCCAAGATGAATGCCCGTGACACCGAAAACAACGCCAAGACCATCCCGCTGGGCGGCAATAAGGTACTTAAGTACACTGACACACTGATCCAGGCAAAAGCGCATGGGATGAACGCCCTGGAAGCAACTAGCGCCATCATCGACCGCGTTATGGCCAAAGATAAACGCTATCAAAAATTGAAGCGCGAGATGGAGCAACTCGACCCCAAAGATACGACCGGTCGGCGTGAAAAGCTGGAATCGATGAATCGCATGCTCAGCGGATCCGTGATCAGTCAATTATTCCCCGACCGCCAGGCCATGATGGCGTTCCTGGCGTATCGTTATTCGGGAGAGTATCGCGCGAGTGTTGAGCAGGATATTGAGAAGCAGCGTCACCTCAAGCCTGGCGAGCGGGGCGCTGGGGATGAAAACTTTGCATTCATCGAGCAGCAGGACTATTTCAAACTCCAGCAACTCAATAACACCAAGGATCTCGCCGAGCTGAATATGGTTAAACCGATTGCTGAGGCGAGTGGCAATGTGGCCAGTAAACTCAATGTTCTGGCAACAGAGTTTCCGGCGTTGGCTACAGCCGCCAGTGGAGCCACTACCGCCATCCAGGGCATGACCCAGGCGGCGATCGCCTTTGCCGGTATCAAACTGCTTACGGGGGGCATCAAGGCCGCAAAAGGAGTAGGAGGCGCAGCAGCGGCGGAAGTGGCCGCAGCGGGTACTAATGCGGTCAAGGGAACGGCTGGGCGTTTACTGAGTAAGCCGTTCATGAAGTGGATTCCTATTATCGGTGAACTCATTGCTGCCGCCCAAGGAACACAGGATTTCCCGGTTATTCAGGTTGAACGAGCCAGTGAGAAAAAAGCACGGATTAAAGCGTCAGGCATCCCCACCCCGCATGAGCTGCAAGGTGAAGCCAATAGTGGCGGCTTGTTAGATGTTTGGGATGAGGCGAAAGCACAGTGGAAACGACTGACCGGCCATCCTATCCGAGATGATCAGATCCATCCACAACAGGTTATTGCCGCTACACAGCCCCCTCAAGCCAAAGGCGGAGCCTCACAGACAACCGCCTCACCAACGCCTAGCGCCGCCGCTCCCCAGGTGATCCGCCTGGAGGTTGATGGCCGCACGTTGGCGGAGATCGTCAACCAGATTAACGCACAGGAGGGAGTCCGGGGATGAGTTGGCAGGACACGTTACAGGATGCCTCGTTTAAAGGTGTGCGCTTTGATGTGCTGAGAGAGTCTACGTCTCATGGTAGAGATCATGCCGATCATGAATACCCGTTTATTGATGGGGCAGATGTGCATGACCTGGGGCGTAAGGCGCGCAACATCCGGCTCACGGCCATTTTTTGGGGAGAGGATTATGATACCCGGCTACAAAACTTCCTGGCGGTACTGGATAAGGCGGGCGCGGGTGAGTTGATCCACCCGGTTTATGGCTCTATTCCCAAAGCCCAGCTTATCGAATGCCAGGTCTCCCCACGATGCGGAGCAGCCGGACTATTGCACCGTTGAGCTGGGTTTTCCTGGAGTCGAGTACCGGGACGGCCGCGCAAGCAGTGGTCAAGCCTGCCCAATGGGGGGATGCGCTTTTCAATACGCTGGATGAGCTGCAAGGCAAAGCGACAGCACTGTATGATGCGGCAATGTCGCCAGTGCAGAAAACCAAGCGACTGCCTCACCAAGGGGAAAGCCGCGCTCTCTACCATGCTCAATACCTTGACGATCATGCGTAGCGGTGTGAAAGGTGTCTTTACTGATTCGGCTGACTATCTGGCGTTCCCGGCGCGTTATGTCAATGACCTGCGTGCCGTTCTGGAGCTGCGCACCCTGGCCACAAGCACCATCCTGGACAAGCAACATCGCCAACGCACAGGGAACTCAGCCGGCGTGATGTATGGGGATACCCTGGTGCAGTTCACCCCACAGGGTGCGTCAACACCCGGTGAGCCGCTGTTACGTTTAACCGGCAGTAAACCGGCATTAAATGGCTCACAAAGCCCCATTCAAGACCCTACGCCGATCCTATCTGCCTGGACGAGTGATTGCGGCGTACTGGATCAGGTGATAACGCTCCCCTCGGCACTGATTAACCGTAATATCACGGCAGCGGTGCCCATCCCCGAGGCAGCCAAACTGGCCGACGTCACTGACGTTGCTACTCTGCATACCACGGTTGCCGCAATGCGTGCGACGGAGATACTGACCGATATTCTGACGGATGAGGCGGCTAGCATATTGACGCCCGAACACATTGAACAAATGACTAATCAGGTTCGGCGATACATCCAGGCCGCCCTGGATTTAAACCGCGATACCTATCGGGAGTTTACCGTGCATGTGAGTGACGATCCCGAGGGGCGAGGTCTACTATGGCCAGGCGTTAATGAGCAGCTCAAATCTGTTGCACTCGGAGTGCAAATACTGGCTGAACAAGAAATCAGCCGCCATCCTCCCCTGATTATCCGCACCGTCGCCCAGGACGCCAATCTGCACTTACTGGCGCACGCCTGGTACGGGGATTACCGGCGCGCCGCCGGAGCTGCTGCGTCTCAATCCCCGATTGACCGATCCGAATGCCATCAAAGCGGGAGACAAACTGAATGCCTACAGCCAATGACGACAAAATCACGTTACTGCTCGCGGGTAAGGCGTACAGCACCTGGCAACGCTACCGAATCGACTCAGATTTTCTAAAGCCGGCGGATGGTTGGCAGCTTGGCCTGGGACTCCCCTCTGGGGTATTCCCTGCCGATGCCGTTCGGGGCGCGCCCATACGGATGCTGATGGGGGATGATGTGATCTTGTCCGGGCGAATCGATAGCGTGCAGCGGGAGGTCTCCCGGCGCGGTTTGATGCTGTCGCTAAGTGGCCGGGATAATGCCGCCGTGCTGGTTGATTGTGCAGCTCCCATTTACAACGCACGCCAATTAAACCTGGATGAGGCAATCAGTGCGATCGTCTCTCCCCTGGGGATTAAGCGCGTGCGTATTCAAGCGGCAGGGGTAACACGTAATGACATGATCCACATTGAACCCGGCGAGCGGGCATGGGACGCACTGGTGCGCATTGCGTCGGCGCGTGGGCTGTGGCCGTGGTTTGAGCCTGATGGCACCCTGGTTATTGGGGGGCCGGACTATACGCGGGAGCCTGTCGCCACTCTCCAGTTAAGCCGGACAGAGAATAAAACCAACGTCCTATCACTCGTCGATAGCCGCAACATTAGCGGCTGCTATTCAGAGCTAACGGTATTGGCACAATCCCATGCCACATTGGCCGACAGTCAACTCGTTACGCTGGATGTGTCAGATCCACAGTCGGGTGAGCCCTCAGCGACAGAGGAGGATACAGAGCAGGCAGGTGCTACCGGGCACTACAATCGCAGCCATACCGAACGTGACCCTACCGTTGAGTGGTATCGCCCACAAATTCTGGTAGTAGGCGACGTGGACGACGCTCAGCAACTGACCTATCGTGCCCGTAAGGCGATGGCAGATGCGCGGTTAAGCGGCCTGGATATCACTATCGAGGTGCCTGGGCACAGAACGCCGGCAGGCGTTCTGTGGACGCCTGGACAACGTATTCATGTTGTCAGTGAGCCGCATGGCATCGATGACGTTTTTTTTCTCATGGGGCGCAGTTTCAACGGGGGACGTCCTGGCGGACAAACGACAACCCTACGAGTCAAGGAGGATGGTGTCTGGATACCGGATGCTTACCCGAACAGCAAGCGCAAGGCGCGTCGCAAGAAGAAAAAGCCCGAGCTGGTTGTCTTGAATGTATGGGATAAAAAATCATGATGTGGAATGAGGTAAACCGCCGGATTGGCCAGGCATTGGGGCGCATTCGCCTGGCTTTCCGCATTGCGATTGGTGGCGTTGACAGCAATGCCAAGGTGCAAACCATCCAGGCCAAAGGGATCGGTGGCGAGGCACTGCGAGGTAATGAGCTATTCCAGCAGTATGGCTTCACCTCATGCCCGCTACCGGGCACGATGGGGATCGTGTTGCCGCTGGGTGGGGTATCCACACATGGTATTGTGATCGCCACTGAGCATGGCGCATACCGCCTAACCGGACTTAAACCCGGCGAGGTTGCACTGTATGACGATCAGGGGACAAAGATCGTCCTCAAGCGGGGACGTATCGTTGATATTGAGTGCGTTACTTATCGTGTCAATTGTAAAAATTATGAGGTTAATGCGGAGGATAAGGCGGACTTTAATACGCCGGCCCTCAATGCCAGTCAGACACTAAATGCCCAGGGTAAAATCAGCGGTAACGGCGGTATCGGCATCAAGGGTGGCGAAGGAGCCGAGTTTGAAGGTAGTATTAACCAGCGCGGCGGCGGCTTTAGTACCGATGGTGATGTAACCACCCCCACCGTCTCACTGAATGACCACGCTCACACCAATGGCCATGACGGCCAGCCGACCGGCAAACCCATCGCACGATAGTGGTTTGCTGAACCCCATCAGTCATTAAGTGCTCATCCATGCTGGCATGATGCCGGCATGGATAGACAACTCTCCCCCGATACTGGCGACTATACCGGCACACGCTGTCGGTCGTTAGAGAACGCCGTTTACCTGCGTCTTAAAACCCCTTTGGGCAGCTATTGGGCGGATAAAACGCTAGGCTCCCGACTGCATGAATTGGCCCGCGAAAAAGATGTGCCCCGTGTGCATATGCTGGCCCGTCAATATGCCGAACAGGCGCTAGCCCCCATCCAACAGGATGGCCGCGCAACCCGTATCGCTATCACGTCGCATCAAGGGCAGCCCGGATGGGCGATATTGCATATTACGGTTATTGACGCCCGAGGAGAGAAGCACAGCTTTAATCATCCGGTGAGGGTCGCAGCATAATGGCATTTTTATATGAAGATATGGCCACTATTCGCGATCGACTGCTACGCGATATCCGTAATTTGCTGCCTGGAGAAGCGGTCGATACTGGCCCGGATAGTGATTTGTTCGTTCGTGCCTCGGCGGTGGCCAGTGTTGCCGAGGGGCTGTATCAGCACCAGGCATGGATAGTCCGGCAGATTTTCCCCGACACCGCAGACAGTGACTATCTGCAACTGCACGCCCGTCTGCGGGGGCTGGCAAAGAAAAGCGCGACCTATGCCGAGGGGCACGCAAGTGTTACTGGTACACCGGGTGTTGTGCTCCCCGCCGGCGCGGTGATCCGCAATGCCGCCCGTACGTGTCGGACGCTGGAAAATACCCCCATGCAGGCCGAACAAACAGTGGTGAAAGTCCGGGCGGAGACGGCGGGTGTTGTGGGTAATTTACTGACGGCCGAACCTGCCGAGCTGGTTAGCGCTCCGATGGGGATTAATAGTCGTGTGCAGCTTACTGCGCTCTCCGGTGGGACGGATGAGGAGTCCGATGCCAGCTTATTGGCTCGCCTGTTAGACGTTATCCGACGCCCGCCAGCAGGCGGAAACCAATATGATTATCGCCGCTGGGCACTGGAGGTGCCGGGCGTTACCGGTGCCTATGTGTATCCCCTCCGGCGCGGTGTTGGCACGGTCGATATCGCGATCACATCTGCCGGTGCGTTGCCGTCTGAAAGCGTTATTAAAGCCGCGCAAGCCCATATTGATGATGTAAGACCCGTGACTGCGCGAGATTCATTAGTATTAGCGCCATCTCAACGGGTGATTGATTTCGATATTCGCGTCAATGTCGATGGTCTCACGCTCGAAGCCGTTAAAGCGACAATTACCGCCACGATTAAAGATGCTATGTCCCGAATTAATCCGGGACAGCCGCTTGTGCGCAGTCATATTGAAATGTTGATCTCATTAATTCCAGGCGTAACAGACCGTGAAATTGTTTCGCCAGCGGCCAATGTTACGGCTCGGGTGGATAAATCACATCTGGAATGGCTGGTCTGTGGCTCCGTTACTGTAGGGCTTAAAACATGAGCCATAAGCAGCTATTGATGGCGTTATTGCCCCCCGTAAGCTATGCCCCGGAGGGCATACATTTACAAGCCGAACTCGAGGCTGAGGGGGCGCGCTTTGATGCGGTCCGGTATCGGGCCGGTGATGTATTAGGCGCAGTGACACCACTCTATGCGCAAGGGTTATTACCGGATTGGGAGCGAGTATTAGATGTTACCCCGCAAAGGGGTGATACCTACCAGCAGCGGCTAAGTCGGGTATTGGCGAAACTCAGTGAAACCGGCGGATTGAGTATTCCGTATTTTACTCGTCTGGCGACAAGTATGGGCTACGCCATCACCATCGATGAGCTCGATGTGTTTCGTGCTGGGCGAAATCGTGCTGGAGAGCGGTTGTACTCCCCGGATGTGAATTGGATATGGCGAGTCAATGTGTCGAGTAGCAAGGTACAGAATTATCGCTTTCGTGCAGGTATGTCTACAGCAGGAGAGCGCCTGTCCTATTTTGCGGACTCGGTTATTGAATCGGTATTCAATGACCTAAAGCCAGCACATACCTATTGTTATTTTACCTATCAGGACTAAATCATGCAAAAATTAATGCCCCAAGTCGATACGCCTGATAATGCGTTTCATGATGGGAATCCGGCAACAGGTGAGCTTGGCACGCCAGTCTATGCTGTTTGGTTGAATGCCGTACAGAGTGCAGTACGCGATATCCAGGCAGAGTGCCACGCTATTTTAACCGCTAATGGTTTTACGCCTGATCCCTCTCGCCAAAATCAATTATGGGCAGCCATCCAAAAAGCCATTGATAGCCAAGTGCCAGTGGCATCGATCTCACAAGCTGGTAAGGTGCAATTATCCAGCGCGACCAATAGCAGCAGTGAGCAAACCGCAGCCACGTCAAAAGCTGTTAAGGCAGTAAAAGATTATGCAGATACAAAAGCGCCGTTAGATAGCCCTGCACTTTCTGGTACGCCAACGGCACCAACGCCACCTAGTTCAGCATCAGGGCGAGAGATTGCGACGGCTGCATTTGTCGCAGCTAAAGTGGCCAAGCTGGTTGGCTCCTCACCAGCGGCATTAGATACGCTAAAAGAGCTGGCTGATGCGCTAGGGCGTGATCCAAACTTTGCTACGACGATGACGAACGCCCTTGCGGGTAAACAGCCACTGAACTCCACGCTGACAGCACTTAGCGGGAAAAATGTCGCCCAGCTTCTCGAATACCTTGGTTTACAAGAAGCGACTAACCAGTGCCCGGTCGGTGTTCCTTTACCATGGCCATCTGATACCCCGCCCTCTGGTTTCGTTATTATGATGGGGCAGTCATTTGATAAAGCAAGATACAAAAAATTAGCTATGGCCTATCCATCCGGGAGATTGCCAGACATGCGAGGCCAGACGATTAAAGGGAAACCTAATGGTCGTGCTGCGTTGACTCTTGAACAGGATGGGAATAAATCGCATAGTCATACAGGTCGGGTATCAGAGACAGATCTAGGGGCTAAAAATACAAGCTCATTTGACTATGGCACAAAAAAAACAAATAACACGGGAGAACACCATCATGATTATGACAAGGCTTGGAATGGTTGGCCTCGCGTGTTTTACATGAATTCTGGCGGGGATAATGGCGTATTTACGAGAGGAACAACAACCCCAGCAGGTAATCATGAGCATAGCGTTTATATAGGCTCACATATTCACACAGTGACGCTGGGGAAACACGGGCATATCGTCACCATTGACGCATCGGGAAATTCAGAAGTAACTGTTAAAAACATTGCGTTCAACTACATTGTGAGATTGGCTTAATCGTGGATAATTTTAACATTTCAGATAAAGATCAGCTAATCACTATTTATGGATACTTGCCAGATACAAATCAGTATATAGGCTGTGCCGATTGTTATATTCCCGCTTATACAGGACTTCCCGCGTACTGCACGCACATTAAGCCACCTACTAAGGATGGCTCGGTTGCCACCTTCGATACTGATGCGAACCAGTGGAAATTGGTTGCGGATTATCGTGGAAAAAACATGTATTCGACATTAACGCGTGAGGCCATTACTGTTACAGATATCGGTGAAATAGGGCCAGAGTTTACTCTAATTCCACCGACCACACCGTATGATAAATGGGATGGTGAGAAATGGATAACAGATACCGCCGCACAACATGCGGCGGCAGTAGCTGAGGCTAACACTAAAAAATCCGCATTGCTGGATGAGGCGAACGCCGTCACGGCCGATTGGCGTACCGAGCTAGCGTTAGGGATTATCAGCGATAGTGATAAGACCAAACTCATTGCATGGATGGCCTACATCCGTGACGTGAAAGCAACTGATACCAGCACAGCGCCAAACGTAGCCTTTCCTTCAAAACCAGAATGACAGTTCGCCCGCATCATTGCGGGCGTATTTTATTCTGGCATAAGTGGAAATATTACGGGTAATTGAGCGGTGTCTATTCGATTGACGTTGACGCGGAATTTTTTCCAAGCCTTTAGCCTTGCCTCCTCTTCTGGTGTCGCTACGCCAATATCAATGGCATCCTGCAATGGCGCAATCGCCTTTGCAGCTTCGGCAAGTAGACTTTGCTTCTTTCGCTCGGCCTGGACTGTCAGTTCGTCGGGGGTGTACGTCCGAGGGACGATACTCCCATCAATAAACTGCCAGTCGCCGTCACTATCCACACCATCAGGTAACAGATCCATTTCGACTACGCTGCCACCTTCTGGACAAATAGCACCTGCGTCTTTATCAATAGCGCAGATTACCCCATTGGGCAGGTATTTCACTTTAAAAGTATCTGGTTGAAATCTTGGTATTGCCTCGTACCAGTCCTGTCCTAGTTCATCATGCCAAAAAATGGCGTTGTACTGTTCGGCAATTTCTTTTTGCTCGTCAGTTTCTGGCATATATTGGGTTAGATTTTTTAGATGAAGCATCATAGACCACCTACGTTATACCATGTGCCATTGATAAATTTCTGGAGCGCCCGACGGTATATAGTGTCAGGAAATTCATCCCGATTACTATTAAGAACACCAGTAATTACATACGGAGGTTGATCGCCATAACCTGGCCCATTCCAGACTTGGCTACCCTCTCGAGTAGAGAGTCTAATATCTTTCACATAGCGCTCATCAAAGTTACTGTAATTCGTTGGTATTATCTTGCCATTGCAACACCAGTCACCCTCCCTGTTTAAAAAAGCTCCAGCATCGTATCCATTAGAAGTACGATCATTCTTTATCATGTAAAACCCAAACTGCTGCCCCCCCAAGCCACCGACAAAGAATTTTTTATCTGAATGATCTTGCCTTAAGATAGCTTGAGCGGAATTATCAGCAACAGCATTGCGAGTAAACACAGAACGATGGTCCCTCATCGATATCCATGAGCCAGATTGACTGTCAATCCCCAAACTCTTGAAATAAGCATCAACAAAAACGCTTAGGCCATCTTCCTTTAAGTTCATCAGATCTGATTTTGGCCCACCGCGATTCCTGCGCCATTTAAAATACTCGTTACCGTTATCACCCACTTCGAACCATAAGTATGAATCAGTATCGGAGTCAGCTTCATTTTTAAACCCTATTTTCGCGTAGTCTGTGTTGCGATTCCATCCAAGCCATGTATCACAATCAAAGTTAATATCTCCAGAAACTGTGCCCCCACTTCTTTGTAGTGCTCCGGCAGCTTGAGCCACGGTTCCTCGTAAACCAAGGTTTTTGGAAAGGCAGTTACACATAGCGAAATCTGTAAAAATCCTCCCACCGCGACATAGAGGAGGAGTATTGATGGCCATCATTGGTTATATCCGTGTATCAACAATCGACCAGAACAGCGATTTACAGCGTAATGCACTAGCAAGCGCAAACTGTGACCGCATTTTTGAAGACCGTATGAGTGGGAGAGTTGCCTGCCGCCCCGGTTTGAAACGCGCTTTAAAGTGCGTTAATAGCGGAGATACTCTGGTCGTGTGGAAACTGGACAGGCTGGGACGCAGCGTTAAGAACCTGATCGCACTGATATCGGAGTTACATGAGCGTGGCGTTCACTTCCGCTCTTTAACTGACAGTATTGATACTAGTACTGCCATGGGACGCTTCTTTTTTCATGTGATGTCAGCACTAGCGGAAATGGAACGTGAACTGATTGTTGAACGAACGCTGGCCGGGCTAGCCGCGGCCAGGGCACAAGGGCGTATTGGAGGGAGACCGCCTAAGTTATCCGAGGAGCAATGGATGCAAATCGGTCGTTTGCTAAAGCTAGGACACTCATATCGTGAGCTATCGATCATCTATGATGTTGGTCTATCCACACTGTATCGTCGGTACCCCCGGAAAAGTACCAAGAGTGCTATTTAGCGCTTAATTCTGGACTATCACGGCGCGCGCTTATTATCCGAAATAGCGCGCCAAGCTATCCGAAATTGTTCGCCGCGTTACAGTCACCTCGCACACACGCTTAACAACGGGACGACCCCGCCGTTCCGTTGGCGGCCAGTATGCGCCATGCGCCATCGCTAATGGGGCACGGCAGACACATCGCGTCGCCGTTCTGTCAGAGAGCGGAGTCTGCGGTCGAATTGTTCGGCTGTGCTTGTCGTTTTGGTGGGGTACGCAGCATAAGGTGGGGAATCTTCAGTCTTGTTTGATTTTTACCCGAAATGTAAAGTTGTGGGGACAGGTGGCGCAGGCGAACACAGGAGAAAACCGGTTGACCCTCTGCGCTGAAAGGTGAATAATCTTCTGCGTTGGGTCGTTAGCTCAGCTGGCAGAGCAGTTGACTCTTAATCAATTGGTCGACGGTTCGATCCCGTCACGACCCACCAACAATTTCAAGGCGTTACGCTAAATGCGTAGCGCCTTTTTTGTTTCCTGGGACAGATTTGGGACATCTTCTCCCATGATTGAGTCGATTTGGCACGCATGTTCGGTTAAATGGTTAGGCGCTAAATGCGCATAACGTCTCACCATCTCGATAGACTCCCATCCCCCCATCTCCTGTAGAATTGATAACGGAACTCCTGATTGAACCAACCAACTTGCCCAAGTATGTCGTAGGTCATGAAAGCGGAAGTTATCGATCCCCGCTCTTTTTAGAGAGCTATTCCATGCCGAGTTGTCATCAACGCGCATTTTCCTCACCTTTGGCGTCTTGCTCCCATCTGGTCTTGTCGCGGCATTGGTGTGCACAAAAACATACTTGTTGTGGCGCCCCATTTGGGAAAGAAGGACTCTAATCGCCGTTTCATTTAGCGCTACGCCAATAGCTCTCCCTGATTTGCTGTCCTCTGGATTGATCCATGCAACCTTCCTGGACATGTCAATTTGTTGCCACTCCAAGTTGATGATGTTTGATCGACGAAGCCCTGTAGCTAGAGCAAACGTGACAACGGATTTTAGTGGTTCATGGCACTCTTCAATCAAGCGCTTAGCCTCATGGGGTTCAAGCCATCTTACCCGGCGGTTTTTTGGCTGAGGCACTTTAATCAGCGGGGCTTTATCAATCCACTTCCATTCACGTTCTGCTGCGCGCATGATTGATTTCAGCAATGTTAGGTGCGCAGCTTTGGTAGAAACTGACGCAGCCTTTGGTTTGAAAGGGGATGGCTTCTCCCCTTTCTTTTCTGCGGAGGCGGCTGAAATCTTCCAGTTCTCATAATGACGACGGTTTGTCATTTTGTTGACCGCTTTGTAGATCTTAGCTTCATCAATATCTTTGAGGTTGACGCCCTCAAAATGTTGGAGCCAGAAGCCAATCAGGCTCTTATCTGTGTCCAGTGATTTTTTATCGCTCCTCTCCTCAAGCCACCGTAACGCGGCCTCTTCGAACGTAAAGTCAGGCATTTCACCAAGCCGATCAACCCTCCATAATTGAGACTTCAGCTTGTCGTGCAGCTCCTGAGCTTGCCGCTTGTCCGTTGTCCCAAGAGATTCTTTAACTCTTTTCTTGCCTGGTATGCTGATGCTGGCGTACCAGATCTTACCTCTGCGGAAGATGGACATGTTTTCTCCTCTATGTCACCTGCCGCGCTCACCGCTACAGTATGCAGCGGTGAGTTGAGAGCGGCAATACAGGCCTGTCGAGTTGTCAAATACTGTGATTGACGTTTTTCCGGGTTCTTACGGGTCACCATGAGTCGGCCAGATTTGATCCACGCCGTTGCGGTTGGACGAGAGATGCCAAGGAACTCGCACGCTTCCTTTAGTGTTAACGAGTAACTATCCACGGTATTACCTCCAGAGAAGCGCTAACAGAAATGGAAAACAGTGCAATAAAAAGGCTGCCTTAAGCAGCCTTGCGAGAGCGATGTAGTGATCAGGTTTCATGTTCCCTCTCTGGTTAAATATGGATAATTAACATCTGGACTCATGCAAAACCCTCCCAGGGAATCCCATGATCATGACCGGAGCATCGAAGCATGGCCCAGCGACTACGCCCTTATCCATCTGCTTGCGTTTTTGCTTTAGTCTCGCCTGGGTGTGTCGGTTGCTTATCTTGCGGCACTCTATACAAGCCCCATCTACCGTATAGCGGATTGCACCGTGGTTTCGCTTGCAGTTGATACCCATGAAGGTTAAGTGGCCTAGCGCTCTGGCTACCTCTTTGTTTTGCAGCGCCTGTAGTCGTGTCAACATGGGTTTTTCTCCACGAAGATTACGTCACGGCCGTCAGTTCTAAGGTGAGGTGAGCATGGCGCGTCGTCACACCCTTCACAATATTGAAAGTAGCAATCGGTACACATTAGAAAATTGTCATCAATAACCTCAGCCACCAACTCCACCCCATCCTCGGTAACGAGGTTATTCTCGTCGATGATTGTGATCATCACACCCTCCCCAATCCAACATGACCATTACGAACCGTAGCCACATATGAGCTACGACGATTAACGATATCTACCGGGATAACTACGCCACCAAATTTAACTCGATAGATGAATATCTTTTTCTGTACGCCATAGTCTCCGAATGTTTGTTGATGCCTAGACAAAGCGGCCTGTGCGGCCGCTCTCTCTGTGTCTGATTTTGCGTTTCGGATGATGTGCTTCACTACCGCTTAACCTCATGCTGTTGTGCTGCTGGCAACTTGTAAGCAGGGCTTACAGGTTCGGCCTGCTTCTTGGTCGCTCAGCTTCAAACAGCCATGCATCAACAGGATTTAGTGAGTGTTCGATAGGCGAACCGCCTGATTGATACATCAGCGCCTTTGCCCGCAAAAACAAATCATGGACAGAATTTTCGCTTATTGAGTGCTCTGTTGCAGGCACTGGCGGGGCGGCATAGAGCGGAATGTATACGTCTGGATCTTTATCTGCTCCAGGCATCTGTCCTAACTCAAACGAACGACCGGTAAAACGGTTTAAATACGCCACCGGCTCAGCCTCCATCGACGCCAGCGCGATACGTAGCCAGTGAGCTAGGCGTACGTGATCATCAGCACATGGCCCACATAGCGACTTTGCTTTTTCTTCTGCGTGAGCAATGTCAGCCATTAACTGCTCTTTGGTAATCGTGGTCATGGGTTAGTCCTTATCCAGCAGTGGATTCAATAGGGGATGGAAAGGTAATCCTCTCCTCAATATCGGCCCCGACATCACAAACAGCCGTACACCAATCCGAAGACCCCTGGTTGTCTAGGACTTCTGTGACATCATCAATACGACGTAGGTCGTACAGCATGAGAAACCGGTTGCCTGTGGTGTAAAAGCCGATCTTCTTCGGCGACGGACACCTATTTAGGACAGCCTGAAGTTCGTCTATCCATGCTCTTTCTTTCTTGGTCAGCTTAACCATCTCACACCCCCTGATCGAACAATATTCGCGAGTAACCAGCACTGGACGACACCTCCAGCCAGCCATCGCACCGTTCGCCAGTTATGAGGTTTATCACTCTAGAATGCTGGTACTGGGAGCCGCGGATGTCTTCCAGTTCATCCTCTCTGAAGAACATTGGTTTGCCACAGTGAGGGCAGTAGCATCCGTAATCACCGTCAGCTCGACCAATTTTGTTAACGATAAGAATTTCGTTGGTAGCCATCACTCCCCCTTACTTGCGCCAGCACTTTGACGCTGTTCTTTTTTCAATTGGGCAAGGCCGGAAGCTGCTATGCCGTCTGACGTTAATCTGACTCTGTACCACGTCCCTTTCTGCTTTAAGCAATCACTGCAAAAATCGACCAATCCAAGCCTGAATAAAACAGGAAGCGAAGGGCAGTTAATTCTGGAGTTACCGCGTTCTTCTTGTCCGCGCCGGGCATCGTGCTGCATGAAAAACCGCGTCCCAATGCGCATTCTGCGTAAGGTGTACACTTGAGCGTCGGTTAATCTATATTTTTTACACATCAATATCTCCTTACTGCTCAACACGCCGAAATGCGATTACCCACACCCAGGGATTACTACGCCATCCATCACCACCATAGATCTCCCCCCATAGTTGGCTGAATTCGTCTTTGTGCGACATGATTTGCGGATTACTGAGTGTTACCCCCTCAGCTTGCGCATCCTCTTCTGTGATGTCCTGTAGGCGCTCTACGCGGACGTCGGTTATCTCCAGCGTGATACGTGATGCCCAGCGAGGCATGTGGATAGATGGTCTCCACCCATGACGCAGGTTGTCGTCAGCGTCGAAATATTCCGGCTCATGATTACCGTCTGCTCTGTATTCGCAGAATTCTGGATTCTCAAATCTTGAGCTATCTTCCCAATATTCCTGTACCTGATCTTCGTCGAATAAAGGGCCTTGAAATGCCTCGCGCACCCACAGGCGATCACCTACTGCACCGAACGGGCACAATCCGTGTTTAGGCGCATCCATGACGTGAGTGGTTATCCCACTCCGTGTTTTGGTTGGCTTTTTCAACCAAAGGCCATTGTCTGGTATTACGCCTTTCATCGGCCGCCTGGTCATGGTCTTGCGACCGTCGAGGATGGCGCGAATCATCTCGTCGTTGAAAATAATCGGGCGCTCTTTCATGCTTTGGCCTCCAACAGCTTTTGGGCTACAGCAGCGCTGTTATCAACTAGTTGAGTACAGGACACTGACCTGTCATCGTTGACAATGTATTCCCTGTCTTTGTCGAGATATGCCACCTGAACATAGAAATGGTCACCCGGATTAAGATCTAGGTCATTGGCAATGTCTGTGGGGTCTTCATAAGAAGATTCGTGTTGTCTGCGTCCCAATACAAGGCTTTTGCTTTTAGATTTGCTATTTCCTCCGCCAGCTCTGCCACGCGCTTCTCTAGTGCCTCGTTTTCATCCAGCAGCGCTAGCATGGTGGCGGTTAGCTGCGGCGATGAACACGCATTACGAATATCCTCTAGCCCTGACGTGTCGTAACCAACTACACTAGTCAGCAAGGATGTAGCTATGCCGTCGCGCACAATCAACACATTTCCGCATTCATCCTCTTCCCACGACCATGAGTTGCATTCATTGCCGCTTTACGCAGTGCCTGTTTGTCTACCTGCTCATCATCACTCCCTCCATTGCTTATTGATGTAATCAATTGCTTTCTTTGCACCGCCAAACATGATTCTTGTTTATGCTGAATCTTGTTTGTTGTTGGATAAAAAATAACTTTTCCGTTCGGCGTCTCAAAATGCATAGAGCCAGATGAATCAACTTTATATTTAATTCCAGATGAATTAATTAAATCCTTGTTCTGTTGCAGTCGATCATTTTTATTCTTTTTGTTGCGCTCGCGAATAGCGCTGTAATCTTCACCACAATCACCCATCATCACTCCAAAGGCGGCCATTGCCGCCATGCGTTAATCGTTACTCTTCAACCACAGAGAACTCGGCGCTAATTACCGAGGCGTTTTCTTGATCGATATTGGCTTCGGCTTTCTCGTCGAGAATGACGGCCTTTTGCATTTCGATGCTGACGGGAAGGTATTTGAACAGGCGGCGAATGACCGTTTTCTTTGCCATTTCCTCCCAGTGGGTTTGCCATGGCCCATTGTTTCCGGCCTTGCTTTGCCCGCGAACCTTTTCGATCTGGTTGAACGTCATTACTTCGAACTGCACGCCGCCATCTTTCAGCTTGGCGACTGCGTATACGTGAGTAATGGGGGAGGACTCGTTATCTCCTGGAACGTGCTTTAGCGTTTCATCAAGGCCGTATTCGTAGTGG